TGGTACGACAAACCCTGAACTCGATGAAGAACCTAATTCATAATAAAATAAATTTAATCCTTGACATTATATACATTATCAGCTATAATCAATACAAATAGTTGATAGTGTATGTTTGTGTTTAGTTAACGAAATAATAGAGGAGTTTAATGCAGATTGAAGTACCAATAGCAGATTTAAGAAAGAAAAAGATATTTGTTGCAACGCCAATGTATGGTGGTATGTGCAGTGGAATGTATACGAAAGCGTGTGCTGATTTAGCAACAACCGCTACAAAGTATCAAATAGATCTTAAATTCTTTTATCTGTTTAACGAATCATTAATTACTAGAGCTCGAAATTATTGTGTCGATGAGTTCTTGAGATCAGAATATACTCATCTCATGTTCATTGATAGCGATATTTGTTTCGATCCAAACTACGTTCTAACATTAGCCGCTCTATGCGATGAAACAAAACCAATTGTTGGTGGCATATATCCTAAGAAGTGTATTGCTTGGGAAAAGGTACGTAATGCTGTTGATAAAGGATTAGCCGATGAAAATCCAATGCTCCTCGAGAAATTTACAGGCGACTTTGTCTTTAATCCAACTGGCGGAACACAAACAATATCCTTATCAGAACCCGTAGAAGCTTTGGAAATTGGAACAGGGTTTATGATGATTCGGAGAGAAGCTTTAGAAGAATTTGCGAAAGCATATCCTAAGTTTCGATATAAACCAGATCATAATCGATCAGACCATTTCGATGGTTCCAGATATATTCATGCATTTTTTGACACCATTATTGATAATGATCAATGGATGGGAGAAGGTAAATCTGAAGGGTCTGATCGTTATCTTTCGGAAGATTATATGTTCTGTCAACTATGTCAGAAGATCGACATTAAAACTTTTTTATGTCCTTGGATGAAATTACAGCACGTTGGAACATATGTGTTTAATGGTAATTTGCCAGATATGGGCGCATTAGAATATGCCGCTCACGGATATGATACTGAGAGTAGACCTTTCTTAGAAGATCGTAAAAAGAAGTTATCATCGCAAGGGATGAATAGAAAGGATAGGAGGGCTCTTGCGTCTAAAAAGCGAAAAGATAAAAATAAGAAAACTACTAAATTAAAAACATCACCTACAGAAAGCCCCAACCATATATAGGAATAAAATGATTATACATAATGAGACTATCGAAGTATTGAAGAACTTTGCTGAGATTAATCAGAGCCTGGTTATCGAAGCTGGAGACACAATTAAGACAGTCAGTGAACAAACAAATGTTTTAGCAAAAGCTAAACTCAACCAAAGCTTTCCTCAGGATTTTGCTATATATGATTTGAATAAATTTTTAGGAGTGCTTTCTTTATTCACAGAACCACAATTTGAGTTTAGTGAAAAATCAGTCACCGTTCAATCCAGTGTTGATGCAAATAATTTTCAAGCTGGTGATTCTGTTGCTGAATATCAATTCGCAAATATGAGTCTCTTTGAAAATGAGAAAAAGATTCTCGCGAAGGATATTCAATTGCCATCTGAAGATGCAGACTTTAGATTAGATGAAAAGTTTTTCATTGCAATAATGAGGGCAGCAGGAGTAATGAGTTTACCTGAGATCGCGGTAGTAGCAAGCGACGGAAAACTTAAAGTTCAAGCGAATGATTCTAAGACATCTGTGGATAGTTACGCAGTCGATTTAGGACCTTCGGATGCCAATTTTAGAATGATTTTCAAACTAGAAAATCTTAAACTTTTGAAAGGGTCTTATGATGTTAAGATATCAGATAAAGGCTTAGGACATTTTAAAAATATCAGTAGAGAACTTGAGTATTGGATTGCGACTGAACAAACAACATAAGGATTATGGCAGATAATATATTATGGGTAGAAAAATACCGACCACAAAAGGTATCAGAATGTATTTTACCAGAACATCTAAAAGAACCGTTTGAATCTTATGTAGCTTCAGGTAATATACCGAATCTTCTTTTATGTGGTGGACCTGGCATGGGGAAGACTACAGTTGCGAAGGCAATGTGTAAAGAGATCGGCTTAGACTATTTGATTATCAATGGTTCTCAGGAATCTGGTATTGATTTATTAAGAGTTAAGTTAGAAAATTATTGCAGCAGCGTTTCATTGATTGGTGGTCGCAAGGTAGTTATTATAGATGAGGCTGATTATTTGAATCCTCAATCTACACAACCAGCAATGCGTGGCTTTATTGAGCGATTCGCTGATAACTGTAGTTTCATTTTCACATGTAATTATCTTAATAGAATTATCGATCCTATTCATTCTCGATGTTCGGTGGTTGAATTTAAGGTAGATAAAAAAGAATCTCCTAAGATAGCGCAACAGTTATTAGAGAGAATCACAACAATTCTTAATGAGAATAAGGTTGAGTTTAACGAAAAGGTTGTTGTTGAACTCATTATGAAGTATTATCCTGATTTTAGAAGAACATTAAATGAATTACAGCGTTATAGTAGTAGTGGACAGATTGATAGTGGAATCCTCAGTTTGCTCTCAGATAGCGATTTTAATGCGCTTATTAACGCGTTAAAAGAAAAGAACTTCACAAAGGTACGTAAATGGGTGGTTGACACAAGTCATACAGATGCTAGGACAGTATATAGAAAATTATATGATAATTTACATGAGCATTTGACACCTAATACATTACCACCCGTAATACTCTTATTAGCTGATTATCAATATAAGAGTGCATTCGCGGCCGATCAAGACATAAATCTTACAGCATGTTTAATTGAAATCATGGTAGAAGGACAATGGCAATGAACCCCTTTGACTTTGTAAATGATATTAATTACAAGAAGAAAGATTTATTGAAAGACGATATAGATAATCAATTAGAAAGTCAATATAAACCGTTTCTCGTTAATCGATCTTTAAGTTTTAACTTCGATACGATTCTCCAAGCTAATGAGATGAATATTAGAACTTATCTGGATAGCAAGCTTCAATACCACTATTTGCTAAATATTATCAGACCCAAGAATAGATTTGGTCGATGGCTCAAAGCTGAAAAGTACGAAGCCATAGATCTTATCGTTGAACATTATGGATACAGCCTTCAGAAAGCGCGAGAGGTTGTTGATATCTTCAGTGATGAGGATCTGAATAATCTTAGGCAAGAATTATTTACAGGTGGATTGAAGGAGAACAATGAGTGTAGAGATAGAATCTCTAGTCGAAATCAAGTTGAAACAGCCCGATGATTTTTTAAAGGTAAAGGAAACACTAACTAGAATAGGTGTGGCTTCTAAGAAGGATAAGATATTATATCAATCTTGTCATATACTTCATAAACAAGCCAGATATTACATCGTTCATTTTAAAGAATTGTTTATGTTAGATGGAAAACCATCTAATTTTTCGGATAATGATGCCGCAAGGCGTAATACAATAGTCAATTTATTAGCCGAATGGGATCTAGTTCAGAAAGTTGATAGTGAAAAAATTAATGATGATAACGTAGTTCCAATTAATCAATTAAAGATTATATCTTTCAAAAAGAAAGATGAATGGGATTTAGTTGCGAAATATAATATAGGTAATAAAAAACATGACGACATTAAGTTTGAAAGCCCATAAATTATATCCAGACGTAAAGCTTCCAGTATTTTCCACAAAAGGTTCAGCATGTTTTGATATACATGCATATTATACACCGGAAATAGGATGTAGGTTTTGGAATGATAATAGAAAAGATTTTATTGAAAGACACGATAAAAATATAACAATACATCCTTTTCAAAGAGTCTTAGTGCCGACAGGAATTATTTTAGATATACCACCTGGACATTCAGTAAGAATACATCCAAGATCCGGAACAGCGATTAAACAAGGAATGAGTTTTATTAATTGCGAAGGAGTGATAGATTCTGATTATGTTGAACCATTATTCATTCCCGTGGTTAATTTATCAGATGTTCAGTCGATCGTTATAAATAATGGTGATAGGATCGCACAAGGAGAACTTGTGAGAGATTTACATTATAATATAGAAGAAATTAAGTCT